TCAACGGCCTGTTCGTGCTCGGCCACAAGCTGGCGTTCGGCCTCTTCGGCGTCCTTGCGCGCCCGCTCCCGCTCCTCCTCAGCCAGCAACGCCCTCAGCAGCCGGATTGCGCGGGGCCGGTTCTTGGGTTGACGAAGGAGTTCGACTGCCGGGTTCACGCCTCTAGTTCGTCCAGCAGACGCCGAGCGGAGTCCGGATCACCACGAAGCGCCCCGATCACGGCCAAGAGCTGGTCATCGGCCAAGCGCTGTTCGGTCTTGTCGACGATCAGTCCCAGCACCTTCGCCTTACCCATCGTGGCAGTTACGGCAGCGGCCGATTGCTTCAGGCTGCGCGCGAAGGTGCGGTCATCGTCGAGTTGCTTGGCGATGTCGGCGGCGGTGATTTCGGTCCTGTGCGCGGCGCGTTCCTGAAGCTCAAGGATGCGGCCCCGAACGTCTTCATTTGCTTTCAGGCGCGCAGCATTCCCGCGGTTGGCCTTGAACCCCGCCAGCACATAGGCCTCGTCGGTCGATTTGCCCTTCGCCGACTCTTGGCAGAACCGCTCATGGCGCGTGTTTTTCAGGGGGCCGCTCATGCCCCGACAATACCCTCTGGCCCATCGGAGCGGGAGGAGGGCTCCAACAGGGTCGCGAGGACGGCCCTTCCGTCGGGGTGTCGATGGATATCTCGTAGCGCCAGATCGTGGATCTTGTCCGGGTCCGGCGCCGCCTCTTTCGGACTCCGGTCCTGCCCCTTCCGCTCCCCAGCCCCTGCCGGTCCAGCCAGGCCCTGACCTCCTGCCGGGTGTTGACCAGCATGTGATCGACGTTCTGGGGTGAGCCCGCGATGGCGAACTTGTGTTCGGAGCCGTCACGCGTGGTCACCACGACCGCCAGATGCTTCCCGCCGTTCTGGACCCGGGTCTCGAATCCCCACGGGGCCAGGACCTCCCGGATGATCGCTACGGCTTCGCGTTCGTGGCGCTTCATGGTGTGGCCTCGACGGCGCTGACCCGCGACTCCAGATCACGGAGGCGGGCCTCCATTCGCGCAAGGCGGCCGTCGAGGCCTTGTTCTTCCTCGATGCCCTCGCAGATGCAGCCATCGGGGCCGCTCACGATTGCGCCCCAGCAGCCCGGCAGGTGCCAAGGGCCGATTTCCTCGTCTTGCTCCCATCGGCATCGGTCAGCCATCTCACGACACCAACTCCGCCTTGGCTCTCTCCCGCTCCTCAGCCGCAATGGCCCTAGACACCGCATCCGCCGCATCCATGAGGATGAACCGGGAGGCGCTGCCGACAGGGCGCTCGCCGATGCGGGCAACGATCTGGCGCTGGATGGCGTGGAGGGCGGTCATGCAGCCCTCGGTCTATGGATTGGCGCGATCGGCTTGCCGAGGTAGACCGCCGGCAGGCCAAGCGAGGGAAACTGGTCTGCAGTCGGGTCCAGAACCCGCCCGTCCGCGAGCCGTAGCCAGACGTGGTTCGCCGGATAGTCCTCGTCGCTGATCTCCCGGTCCTCGGTTTCACAGTCGACCCCTGAGAACCGGAGAAACCCCGCGAGCGGCCCGCAGACCGCCGCGCACATCATCTCGCTTTCGCGGCCGCCCAGCAGGCCTTCGCGGAACCCGGTCGCGCACTCGATCAAATCGTCATCGGTCATGCGGCGCGGTCCCGGTCAGTGGTGTCGTTTACGGGGAACAGGTCCGGCTGGGCCGGCGCAAAGAGGTCGGGGAAGAACTGCGCCATCTCCTTCATCGCCGATTGAATCATCGCCTCGGTCACCTCTGGTCCCGGCTCCCATGTGGTCCAAGCGCACTCGCCGCAGACGCCTTCGCGCCAGTCTCGATGGCCTGCGGCCTTGGCGTGCTGGCGCTGAACAATGCAGTCGGGGCAATCGGTCACGCCGCGCTCCCGAAAAGGTCGGCCTGTCCGGGGTTCAGGCTATCCAGCCAGTTGATGATGGGCTGGTCCGGGAGGCGTTCCAGGATCACCGCCTTTGCCGCTTCCAGCGCGTCGTCTCGGGTGAAGGCGAACCGACGCAGGACACCGCCGCGGCTTCCCATCGGCTCACTGTGGCCGGACACATCGCCACTCATCCGGGCGCAGTCCGTGCCGAAGGTCCAGCCGCCCTCGACCGGTGCCAGCCGGATCGTCGCCGTGTGGGTCTTGCAGCGGAGGGACAGAACCTCGACCGGCTCGATGTTGGTCCAATCGGTCATGCCGCTAGCCTTTCGGCGCCCGGCAGAGCAGTGATGAAATACACCCACCACGATCCTTCGGAGTCCGGGCCGACGAGTCCGCTGTTGTCCGGGTGCGGGTCCAGCATTTCGCCTTCCGGAGTCATCACCACGATGTGCTGGGTTCCGCGCGGACTGCGGCCGGACAGCATGTAGGCGGTGCCGGGGTTCCAGACGCGCATCGCTTCCTTCACCCAATCGAGATCGTTGTTGTAGGCAACCACGGCCAAGCCGAGGCCTCGCTGCGCCAGCCAGCCGCGAACGAGGGTGTCCTGCTCGCCCGAGGTGAGTTCGCGGTTCTCGTGCGGAACCTCGTCCCGGTCGAGGCCGAGCATCATGGCCAGACAGGTGCGGTTGCAGTCCCCCCAGCGCCCGTCCGACGGGTCGTGAAGGATGGCTTGGACTTGGCGCTCGATCATGCCGATGCTCCCTGCTGAAACAGATCGTTGGACGGGGCCGGCGGCCTGACCTCGCCCTGCCGGACGGTGAACTTCCACCGGTCGCAAATCTCCGCGAGGTCGCGCTTCAGCCGGCCTTCCGCGAATGGGTTGGCGGCGAGCAGGGCGCGGTTCCCCGCATCCCAGCCGGACGGGTCAATGTAGGACCGGGCGTAACCCTCGGTCAGGCGTTCAGCGGCCCAGGTACGGATTTCCGGGGGGCCGTCGAAGACTGCGGCGGGCAAGGCAATGACCGAGGCCCCGGCCGGATCGGCCAAGAACTCCTGCCAGCGATCCTTGTTCAGAATCACGGCGGCCCCGCTGGCGAACTGGCCGCCATCCTTCGTGCTGGCCGGGAGGGCGTAGTAGCGCTGGACCGCTGACCAGATCGCCGACGGCATGCCGCCGCGCTTCAGAGCCGCCGCCAAGGCCCGCTGCACGTCCGGTGCCGTTGACCGGCGCTTTCCATCGACCACGGGCTGGGCCTTGTGGATGCGGTCCACCGCGAGGTCGTATCCACAACCGGCGTCGGACACGACAGCGAGGGCCTTCGCGAACCGCTTCAGATCGACTTCGCCCCCTTGGGGGCTGGGGGTTCTTTCTTTCTTTGATTCTGGTTCTGGCTTTGGTTCTGGAAACGCGCCCGCGTGGGGTGGCAAACCGGTAGCATTGCCAGAACTATCATCGCCGGTTTTCAAAGCCTTAGCCGCGCCACCCTTTTTACCGGCATTTACGCGCGCCGTTTTCTTCCGGGTGATGTCGTCGTATTCGGCCTTCAGCCTTTTCTGGACGAGGCGCCCTCTCTGGACCCTGAAGAACTCTTCGATCACCGGCCGGGCGACGCGCTCGAAGTCGTCGGCCGAAAGCCTGATCTTGCGGGCAATCCATGTCGGATCGTTCGGGACCGAGCATCCCGGCGTCCGCCAGCAGAGGCGCAAGAGACGGCTGTAGACGCCATCCTCTTCGATAGTCAGGTGCGTCGTCGCGGCATCGAAGTCGTCGACATAGAGTGGAATGTATGGATGCGTGCTCATTGGGCGCCCAGCCATTCGTAGATGGGCTTCGCGCCTTTGCTTCGGTTACAAGCTCGGCAGGCGCAGACCAGGTTGGCCATTGCGTCCTGTCCGCCCGAGATCACCGGAACGACGTGATCGGCCTCCAGCGGCCCGTCCATGTCTCCGCAATAGGTGCAGGCGTAGCCATCCCGCTCCAGCACGGCGGCTCTGAGGGCCTGCCACAGCGGAGAGTATGGGCGGCCTTCCCGGCCTTGATCGGCGATGTCGGCGCATCTGTCTGCCAGATAGAGGTAGCCATGCCGCGTGACGCGAAACAGCGGCATCAGCTTCGCCTTGATCGCCCCCCACTCCTTCAGGGTCAGCTTGGCGTATCCGGCCAGTGTGCCGTCATCGGCGGGCAGGCGCCCATCGTTGTTCCACAGCGCCCCGATCAGCAGCAGATAGGCCCCATGCTCCCGGGCGTGGCTCAAGTGCGCCGTGTGCTTGTGGTAGGAGCCCCAGAAGAGCTTCTGGTACGGTGGGGGCGTCATGCATCACCGTAGGGCATGCGGACGGTCTCGTAGTCGCTCTGGTGAGCCAGGTTTCCGAAGCGGGTGGTGTCGGCGTCAAAGGACAGTTTCACCGTCCCGATGGGGCCGTGGCGCTGCTTGCCGATGATGACCTCGGCCTCGTGTTCGAGCCGGGCCATGTCGGCCTGCCATTGGAGATGTTCGGACGATCCCTCGCGCGGTTCGGCGCGGCCGAGGTAGTAGCTTTCGCGGAACACGAACATGACGCAGTCGGCGTCTTGTTCAATACTACCGCTTTCTCTTAAATCTGACAGCATAGGCCGCTTGTCTTCGCGACTCTCTACTTGTCGAGATAGTTGCGACAGGGCGATGATCGGGACGCCGAGTTCCTTGGCCAGCGCCTTGAGCGCCCCGGTGATTTCGCTGACCTCTTGCGTCCGGTTCCGCTGGCCTTTGCCGTCTCCCGTGGTGATAAGCTGGAGATAGTCCACGATGATCAGGTCCAGCCCGGTCGTGCGCTTCAGCCGGCGAGCGCGGGCGCACAGCTTGGCGATGTGAAGACCGCCTGTGGCGTCGATGTAGATGGGGGCTTCCGCGATCGCCGCTTCCGCGTCGCCCATGCGCCGATATTCGTCAGTGGTGATCTCGCCCTTACGAATGCGGTCTGACGACACGCCTGCGGCGTCCGAAAGAATCCGGGCGCTGAGTTGTTCGGCTGACATCTCCAGCGAATAGAAGGCGACAATGCCGCCAGCCGTTGTCCTGCGCCCGCTGGGCTCGTCCGGGTCAGCCGTCCACTCGTAGCGGCTGGCCACGTTGAAGGCGATGTTGGTGGCCAGCGCCGTCTTGCCCATCGACGGACGGCCGGCGAGGACCAGAAGGTCGGAGGGGTGCAGACCGCCAAGTTTGCGGTCCAGGTCGATCAGCCTGGTCGCGAGGCCGGCAAGGGCGCCGTCACGGCGGAACGCGGCCTCAGCCATGTTCATGGCCCCGCGCAGAGCCTCGCGGAAGGAAACGGTCCCCTTGGACTGTTCCCCGGTCTCGGCAAGCGTGAACAGCGCGCCCTCGGCCTCGGAGAGAAGATCCAGCGCGGTCTTGTCCGGGTCCGGCGCATTGAGGGCGATCTGGCCCCCGATGCGGATCATCTCCCGGCGCATTGCGAGGTCGTAGATGGTCCGGCCGTAGTCCTTCGCGGCGAAGGGTGGGGGGGCGCGGTCGACTAGATCAGCGAGGTAGCGGAGACCGCCGAAGGTCTGGAACGCCGGGTCAGCCGTGAAGCGGTCCCGCAGGATCGTCGGCTCGGCCAAGAGTCCGCGGCTGATGTGGTCCGCGATGGCCTCGAAAAGCCGCTGATGAAACGGCTCGTAGAAGTGCAGCGCCCGGAGGGTTTCCGGCAACCGCTCCGACGCGGCGTTGTCGAACATAAGGATGCCGAGAAGTGCGCACTCGGCTTCAAGGTTATGGGGCAGCGCCGTAACGGCCTCGCGCGGATCGCCGTCGAACATCAGGCGGCCTCCGCAAATCGGTCGGTCTGGTTGCCCCACACCGTCCAGCCTTCACGGGGCTGGCGCGCGAAGAGTTCGAGGTACGGTCCACCAACCAGCGCGGCGATGCGGTCGTGCGTCTCGTCAGGCTTTCGGCTGTGTTCCCGACGTGGGCCCTCGATGATTTGTCGGACGCCCTTTGAGAGGCGCTTCGGTTTGCCCTTGGTGAACATCAGGCAGACCTCAGCCTGCTTGCGGGTCCAGTAGCCCATGCCGATCCGGTGAACGGTCTCGGGCGGGAAGAAACCCCACTGGCCCGGCGCTCCGGCCTTGGTGGTCTTGGCCCAGATGAAAGCGATGGTCTTGAACTCGAAGCCCCACGCCTTGCCGAGCTCAATCGCCTCGTCGAGGTGCGAGTCGACCACCCACATGAAGAGCGCGCAGTCCTTCGCCGCGACACCACCCACATGAAGAGCGCGCAGATCCGCAGCGGTCATCACGGCGTAGTGGTCCACCGCCGTCCGGTGCGGCGTGGTCCGCGTCTTGGAATAGGTCAGGAACGACCACGGCGGATCGGCAAGAATGCAGCCGAATGGTCCGGCAGGAAGTGCTGTCACGCGACCCAACCTCCCTTATCCGACCGCGACGCGACCAGACGGGCCTTGGTAGAGTCCAGGATTGTGAGGGCGTGGGTCAGCCCGACGGTATCGGCGAGCGTCATGGCCGATCCGAACAGGCGAGCGCGTTCAGTTGCGATCACGTCAGAGGTGAGGCGCATCCGGGAGATGGCGGCGTCGGTGTCGACGGTCATTGTTGACC